CCGGAACAGATGAGTTTGAGGACCAGTTGCCCCAGTCCGACACCTTCTCTTGGCTCCGTACTTTGGACGGTTCCAAGAACCCAACTTTGACATCTTCTTCGGCTGCCGCGAAAGTCCTGGGAGGACTGATAGGTACGGCTACGGCCAATAAGAACGGATTAATGAGTAAAATATTTGCAGTAACTGATATAGAAAGAGGAAAAGGTCTGATTATTGACTATAAAGCTGATTCTAATGGTTTATATACTTCTTCTTCGTTGATAGAAATATATGTCTATTCGGGAGCTAATACTGCATTTTATAGAGTGATGTCAATACCTATTGGATCTAAAAACATAGAAATAAAATATATGGGGGTGCATTGGTGCGATTTTAAATATGCAGATAGTAAATTGTATGTGTTACCTAAGTCGGATGATTCTTCCATCTCGTATAAGGTATCATTAGTTAGAAGAACAAGACCGATTTTCTCAACAATAGACTTTTCTGATTTTTCCAATATTACAGGTGAAATAATTACACCTACACCTGATTAATCCACTTCTGGGAGGACTTCTGCCAACAAATGGAATAAAAAGAACTGAATATTATGAAACAATACGGCTAGGAGTATCATTTAGTATAGGTGCTCCTACCAATGAATTCGTATATGTCAGCCATAATGACGGAGAAATGATGATTTATGTTGATTCTACCGGCATTGTTACGAAGATATTCTCTAGTGCTGATAAAATTATATCTATATCACTAAAGGATAATCAGATTATGATAACTGCTATAAATTATGACCTTATAGTTACGATTCGTGTACTCTCTTTTTAACATGGATTTTATCTAAACAGAGAGCTGGGAGAACTTATCGGGATAAATG